TCTCCGACGTTGCTGTAATGCCGAAAATACACCCACCCTCCCGGCTTACACACCCGGATCATCTCCCGGATTGCCGCTTCCGGATCAGAACAATGATCCAATGCATTCGTACAATGAACGATATCAAACGTATCACTAAAATAACTTAGGTGTTCCATGTCCTGCTTTTCTACCGGAACAAGCGGAACAATACCATTATCCTTTAGCATTTTATTATATTCATCGGCAAGTATATCTGAAGCGGTTACGGAAACTGTCACTCCATTCCATAAAGTGCCAATCGGAGAAAACATCCCACATCCTATGTCCGCAATCTTTACTTTACTCTTGTTGCCAATCATCTGCTCAAAATATAACGGAAGATAAAATTTATAATTGAACTGACGCTCTTTCAAACGCATTTTTGACGCGTAAAAGTTTAATGTGACATTCTTGCCCTGTTCCCATTCATCAGTCATATTTTTGTAATCCATGCCCAAACGGCATATTCTTTTACGTGTTCTAATTTTATCAGCTTCAGGCCCACTTTGGTACAGAGCGTTTCAATGTATTCATCCGAACAGGTGACACCGGCCCACCACGGATCAAGACTCTCCAACGTATCGGAACGAAGTAACACTTTAAATATTCCGTCACGCTTTAAAATCCGGGAGACTTCTTTAAAATTACTCTCTACCATCTCATAGGTTTTGAAGTGCTGGAACACAATGTAGGAAAATACCGTATCGGCAATCGCATCCGGGAGCGGGATAGTATTCCCATCCGTCTCAATAAGCTTGAAGTTCTTACAGAGCTCAAGTCGGAATTTCCCCTGATCTATCATCTCTTTTGATATATCAATGCCATAGGTCATATCAAACATCCACGTCATAAACTCCGTCATCCGTCCGGTTCCGCATCCTATCTCAACGATAGTTCCGCGGCGTATTAATGGATCATCAAAAATATAGGTTGTGAAGTCCTGCTTTCCGGATTTTCTAAATTCTGCCTCCGTTATGTATTTCCCCTTGTTGGAATTTATATAATACCGGGAGTTTTCTGAGGCTAAATTCTCCCAAAGTGTTTTCTGATTATATGTCATATTATTCCTTGTATAATTTTAGCACGTCTTCAGCCCTGCCCCAATCGGCAAGCTCTACAATCCGTAGATCTCCCTGTTTTTTCCGTTTTCCTTGATTGAACTCATATCCATACGCATATTCATGACTGAATACAATACTCGGAACCCATGAATAGTATTCAAAAGACTTCCGAACGGTGACTCCCAAAATATCCTCATATCGTCCGGGATCACCCCAGTATCGGATAAGCTTCTCTTCTGTGTTTGTCTTCAGTAGCACCTTCAGTCGCTCAAACCGCTCTTCTAAGGAATCTATAAGCATCTGACGCTTTGCTATGAGTTGGTTCACTACCCGGCGCTTGGATCTAAACGAAAATATCGGGTGTTTTGTCTCCCATGTGAAGATGGACACCTTGTTCATGTCATACAGGAAGTACTCACCATCCAAAAACTCCTGCTTTGTGAAAAACTGCGGATTAAAATGCTGCTCGGAGTATAGGATGTCATCTTCAGCCATTGCGACCCACTTGGTTGTCGCTAACTTACAACCTTCCAATATTTGCCGGTAAATATTGAGATGCGACCGGCCAATGTTTCCCATATTGAAGTTCACAACATCGCTATGTGATCCATAAAAAGATATATCCATCGGCTTTTGTGAGACAGCCAACACCGGATGATCCTTTTTTACGTTCATCAGCTGATTCCACGTATTTTTAAGAAAATACGGATTTTTTTCTTCTAAGTAATTTGAGGTATAGTAGATGATCGTCATGTCTTCCATAACCATTGCTCCATTTCCCGTGCCGATCCCCAATACGGTAATTCCTGTATCGGTGTCCCTTCCGTGTTCACACCGGTTTTTAATCGCATCCCGTCACCGGTCTTACAGTTAATAATAGGAATATCCGATTTGAACGGTGTCCAATCTTTCCATTTATGGAATAGGGGATGCTTCGGTTTAAAGTCCGGACGCCACTGTGTGCTGTCTAATGATCGTGAGAAACGGGAGAGAAGAAACTCACGATCACAAAACAACCCGCAGAGGCTAAAAGCCTTCTGATTAAAGATGTGCGATCCCTTCCACAAAATGTACAGGTTCGTATAATGCCCGGCAAGCCACCCATCCGGAGGATTGTAGTCAAAGTATCCTGTCGGCGGATAGAAACAATCCGCCTCTGCCGTACACACATACTTCGTTTTCGCCTCCATGCAACCTATTTGCATTTGTCTATATATGTTGTAATCCGATAATCCAACATCTCCAACACAAATATTCTTCACTCCGAACCGGATAGGCTTCTGAGACACACTGATAATCGGTGTTCCCCATGCCTTTTCAAATAGATCGGCCTGAACCTGAGACTCAAACCGGATATCTTCCCGGTTGCTTGTGTAGTAGATGATCGTGAGGTCATTCATATCCATGTAGGAACCGGCGCAAAGTGCTCTACTAGCCAATCTATATCCCGGATCTGCTTATGCCACGTAAATTGCTTATTCATCCATTTGGAGACGAACTCTGTAGCCTTATTTCCGTCTGTTTTATCAAGTGTATATCCCCGAGACTCGGTTTTATGCCAATGTGCGTACCAACACTTTTTATTAACGATCACCCTGCCGCCGGATAACCAACACTTCAGGCCGATCTCCTGAAATTCTGAAGCAAACGTTCCAAACGTTTTTTCATCCATAAGCTCAAGTTCGGTATAATAATCCTTTTTCATGAACCAACACGACCCCTGAGAGCTCATCAGATCGTTATATACCGTGATATCGGCTATATCCTTATTCTTCTCATCCCACACGACTCCATGTCCATCTTTAGATAAGTACATGTAGTCTACCGGGTATTTCGGATTTGGTTCTAGCGTCCATTCTTCCGGCAGTAATGCATATCGCCGCGGGACTACTACCCAATTATCCTGACAAAATTCTGTCAGACTCACGTCATACCCTTCGGAAAACATACAGTGAGCATCGGTTTTGAGTATATAGTCGCCCTTAGCGATCCGGACGGCAGCATTTATAGCATTTCGCATCCCACGTACGTCGGTAAAATGGATATATTCCACATGTCTATCATGTACAAATTCTGAAGCTTTCAACCAATACCCATCTAAAACTGCGATGATCTGAATATCTCCCTTCGCCTTCTGAAGTAGATCCTGAATAGTCTTTTGAAGATACGGTTCATTCCGTGAAGGAATAACTATAGATATCATGCTCCAATTTTATCACTCCCGGATTAAAATGGGAATGAAGGACTCGGAGACTCCGATGCACTGACTGATCGTGACGGAGATACCGACAAGCTGACCGATGACGACACCGACGTTGATGGTGTAGCTGAAGCCGACAAGCTGACCGATGACGACGGTGTAGCCGATCCAGATAGTGAGCTTGATAATGATTTTGAAACGCTCGGAGACGGAGACTTAGACAAGCTAGCAGAAACCGACGGCGATGCCGATTTTGAAACGCTTGGCGTCGGACTGATACTATGTGACGGGCTCGTTGATCCAGACGGTGAAATACTCGGCGATGCCGACGTTGACGATGACGGAGAAGCCGATTTTGACAAGCTAACAGAGCTTGACGGAGTAGACGATACGGATACCGACGGCGTAATAGACGCAGAAACCGACGGCGATGCCGACTTAGACAAGCTACCGGACAATGACGAACTAAGTGAAGATGAGACCGACGGCGATGCCGATTTGGTAGAGCTGACTGATAATGACGGAGATGGCGACTTAGAAAGGCTCACTGAAACGCTTGGAGATGCACTGATTGCCCCTTCGCCAAGCAATGTCCACCGAGAGGCATCAGCATCCCCGGTGTTTACAAATACATTAAGTCCTGACTTATCCAGATCAAAAAATAGTGATCCTTTTTTGAATCCCGCATACCCATCGGGAAGCGTATTGCCTTCTGCCTCCAAAATATTTTTATCTGTGTCATACCGACGAACTCGGTTTGTGGCATACGGGAGCAATGCTGCTAAAAATGCTGATTCCTGAGTCGTGCGTTTTGAAGCTGCTGTGTTATAAATTCTCGTAAGCCGAAGCTGTTGTGAATATGATAGATCTTCTATGAGCTCAAACGTTGGATTTGACATAGATTTATTTTACTACCGGGAGGATTTTAACCCTCCCGGTAGATTTATTTAATTTTTAAGCTTAAAACTTCCAGAGAGCCGTCGCTGCAAAGTGTCGGCGTGAATCCGGAACCTTTGCTCCGTAGACGAACAGATCTTTGTACGCAGTACCAAAGTCACCTTTGATATCCTCTTCTATGTCTGCGGACAACAGTTTTTCAGCAAACGTCATCCAGTTAGAATGTCCTGCGATAACGTGGAAACCGTCTGTGTTGTTTCCGACAAGATCGTTAGATACGAAGAGCTGGAAGCCCTTGAGCGTACCTAAAAACCCTGCTTTAACCAGTTCCGAATAGGCTTCCGGAACGTGGAGCTCAACTCCTGACGCCCGTGTCACCATATCTTCAAATTCTGAAGGTACGATTGCCCATCGGCCAGCTCGCGGAACAGCGGATTTATCATACCGTTGTGCAGTGTCCAGTGCCAATCCAAGTTTTCCGAACTCGGAAAGAAGGTTAGACGTAGTAATCGTCACTGCGCTTGCCCCTTGAATCTGATAGGTTGCTCCGCCGGCTATAACGCCACCGGTATACTGAGAAGCAACATCATCAAGATCATCTTCAATGGTGATGGATGTTGCACTTGTGTAATCCTTTACACGATACCACTGGGTATGACCTTCAGCTTTGAACGGCAATCCTTCCATCGCTTCGGTAAATGCAGTGTTTGATCCGGTAACAACACCCGTTGTTGCGGCGATACTCACTGTACCCGTTGCTTCAACAGTCCCGAGATAGTTTCCGGCAGCCGCATCGGCATACTTTCCAAGCACGAACTTATCAATATTCCGTGACCGCTCTTCTGCTTTTTGTGTGACGACGGTAGAATGCGGATTTTTGATATAGGACAACCATTTATCAATGGTATATTCGCCCCAGTAGAAGGATTTTTTCTCCGTTATTTGCAGCTGACAGTTATTTTCGTACAGGTTATCCATTACCAGCCCACCTTTGGTATAGGTTTGCTCTTCAATGCGGGCAATGTTTAACATGTTGATTAATGAACCAACTTGATTAATTTCGCCTTCGTATTCACGATTACAGATTTTATCTGCAACGTTCATGTCATACACTTCCTGTATGAGTTTGTGTGAAAAACCTTCGGCGATTTTTGTTGCGTATGCTGAAGACATATGTCCCCTTTCAAATAAAAACAATGTATGTTCTTACCGTCCTTTGAAAAGGGTATGGAAGATCTACTACGTACGATAGAATGAAAATCTATCGCTTGTCAAGCACTATTCAATAGTAGAATCTATTTTATGTGCCCGAAGCATCTCACGATATTTCGGATAATCATTCTCCCGGAGCTTCCGGGCCTCAACTAATCCAATCTTATCCGTTGCATGAGTTTGCTTCACATTTGACCGATGTTCTCCGGTTGGAAGTATTATTGAATTCTTCTTTGCCGGCTTTTTGGTTACATCATGAAGAAACGCTGACACCAATACATCAAACGGAACGGAAACGCGTGTCGGTTTTGTGGCAAATAAGACAAACTCATCTATTTTACCTTCAAGTTCAGGATTATTTACCAGTGATGTCGGATCGGAAACGAACGCATCAACCTTTTCATTCCATGCCTCTACGTTCCGTTCTTCAGTGCGAACCGTCCGGAGAAGATCAAACCGCTTATTACTTAACATGGCCTGTTTTGCCAATCGTTGCTCCGTCTGTGTCATATCTTCCCATTCGGGATATTCTTTGTGAAGTTCATCTTCCGTCGGATCTGGCAGGTTTGCCGCCTGATCCAATGTATCATTCATTTTCTTCTGTTTTCCATGAAGTACGATATTCTCCCGTTGTTGTTCTATCGCTTTTTTCTTATATATATCTTCCGGCGGCTCCGGACTAGGGGATGGAGCAGGAGGATCTTCTTCATTGACAATAGACGGCTCCGGACTAGGGGATGGAGCAGGAGGATCTTCTTCATCACCTTTTGCTTTGATTGCCTCCGCTTCTTCAACCGCTTTTTGTGCAGCGGCATCTAATTCTTCTTTTGACATTTTATTCTTAGGCATAGACCGTCCTTTCGGGTATGGTTTATTTTTATCCAACTAATTGCTCAAGTTCATTAATTTTCGTACCTTTTGGAACCGGTATCCCGGAATCCCGGGCACGTTTCATGAGCTCCTGATATCGCTGAAGCTGTGGATTTGC